CTTCCGACTTCTCTTGCTCTGACATACTTCTCCACAAAATCAATAATCTGAGTAGCGAATGTATTCACCTGGTCTGCTGAAAGATATCTAAAACCAATCTCTTCTAAGGAAACATCTCCACTACTCTTATCCCTAACATCTTTAGCCAACTCCATACGCTTTATTCCTATAAACCTCTTAAGATATTCCCATGCCTCAGACTCTGAGAAGTCCATCAAGACCTTCTCCATATCCTCAGCATCTTCTGTTATCTTAGGCTCTTCCTTATGTCTGCTCACTACCTCCTTTAGGAAGGCTGGAGGTAATGCTTCATTACTGAGCATATTGTGTTGGTATGTTACCCATTAATTGAGCTACTGCCGCTTGTATATCTGGATCTTGAAACTGTTCTGGTGATAGTCCTGGCTGTTGCATTTGCTGCATAGGATCCATCTGTTGTGGCATGGGCTGTTGCATCTGCGCCACATCAGGGGGTAACTGTCCCATATCCTGTGGCATTTGCTCCTGCATCTGCTCTGGTGCTGGTTCTTCAGGCTGGGGCATATCAGTGACTATTCTGTCGTAATCTTTGATACCTCCAGCTATCAACCATCTTTTAAAGAGTTCAGGAATGTTAACCATTTTACCCTCAGCTGAGAGAGACTCCATAATCGTGGGGTTTTCAAGGACTGCTTTTAAGATAGCTGTTAGGTTGTTCTGCTCATCCTCTATATCAGGCTTGGTAGTAGAGCCAGTCTCAAGTATAAAGTCATACTTACCGTCGATATCCTTCTTCTTAATCTTAGCGTTAGCTCTTTTACCCGATGCAAACATCTCCACTACGTCAGGGAATGTTCCCTTTATGTCCTCTATCTCATCACCGAACAATCTAACCTGTACCTCTTCACTCATCTTACTTACAGTTAGAGCAATCCACCTTGTATATACTTGTTCAATGGATTGTTCCATCATAACTCTATCCCACTCATCTCTAGCCCCCTCTTTCTCAGATAGAAACTGGATAGCTTGAGGAGTCTTACCAAGGCCTGACTTGGTGTTTGCTGATTCCCTTACTGATGTCGTACCAGCCTGTGACTCAATAGCAGACTTCATAGCACCAAATGTAGAGTTGAATGTGTCAAGGCCCGCAGGACTCATCCTCATGGCCTGTACATCTTGGTTGGGGGTATTCATGAACCAAAACTCTCCCTCACCCCATTTGATGGAGCTGGGTACAACGTTGTCTGGATTTATATGTAGTGGTGGGTAAATAGAGTACTTAACTCCTTGTAAGTAAAGGTTCCATAGACTGTTAATACCCATCTGCAAACTCCTACCTCTTGCAAACTCTCCAAATCCTATTGGACTATCAATCAGGGGGAATGCGTGCTTAGCAACCACTGGCAACATATAGTCAGGATAGGGATTCTCAGCGTTTCTTAAAATCATAGGGTGCGATGTCTTACTATCTATTCTTTGTGGTGCCCAAGTTACCCACTTATCCCTACGATACTCTGTGTATAACTCAACCTGTGGATAAGCAACATCCGAGTAAGTACTGGGAAAGAATGACTTCTCGATGAAGGACTTCCTCTCATCACTCTCCAGAGATGTCTCATCACCGCCAGACTTACCCTCTTTTAGTTGTTTATCCAAATCGTCAATAGACTTCATGTCCCATCCATCGGGGTCTTGCTTCTTTAACCAATCGATAGATACAACATTACGCACAGTGAACCAATCCATATCAGTTGTGTTAGCTCGTGATGGCTGAGGGAATGCGTGTCTTATAGGAATGATGTTTAGTTCAGGACCAGTGTACCCATCCTTTGAGTTTCTCCAAGGTATTAAGGCGAACATAGAGCCATAGACAAGGCTGTATAGATCCCAGAGTCTTAGCTTAATTAACATAGACTCCTGCTCTGTGGCGTTTTTATAGTAGTACTTAAGTAAGAGATTCATCAGCATATTCTTACCAATATCATCTTTACTCTGAGCATACGCCTTACCCTTAGGATTCTGTGCCATAACTCTTGATACCCTCTCATACACGATGGTAGAGAGAATAGGGTCAAATATGGAGTTGTTCGTTGACTTGGATAAAGAATCATTTACCTTTGAGATAAGCATAGACTCAAGGTCATCCCAATCTCCTCTAATAGTTTCTAAAAAAGTGTCAGACTCTTTAAGGTGCTCTTGAACCTCATCTAATAGTTCATCAGGTTTTTTAATATCTTCAGCCATTTGTAATAATTATACGCTAAGACTATATCCCTAGTCGAATTTAACCTTCTTTGAATAAGAAAATACAGCGTAGTCTACCTTGTAGTCGTAGATGTTAAAGTTAGCTTGTACCTGTCCCATACCATTTAACTCCTTGATGGCCTTGACTATCTCTCTATCAGCCTGTGCAAGATATGGTTTATTGGTCTCAATAGTTATTGCCAGGAGTTCGCCTATATCCTCAAAGAATGATGCCCAGTTAGCATCACTTATCTTGTACTTATCCTTCATTTGTTGTGCCTTCTTCTCTAATGTGGTCATACTCTTGGTATTCCAAACTTGTCGAATATCTCCTGCCTATTGAACTTATTTATATTAGGACTGTTCCCAACACCACTATTAGCATTGTTCATCCCATATCTCACAGCGTCCATTAGGTGATCATTGAACTTGTTTGGGTCATTTATTATCTTGCCATCTCTAGCCACCTGCCAGAGATAATTCCTGTACTCATGTATAAGATTAGTACTAGACTTAGTGACTGACACTCTCTGGTCTTGCACAAACTGAATGCCTTGTGCCACACTCCCAGCTCCCTTAGGTGCTCCTATAATGTTTAGCCCATATCCCTTTATCTCATCGATACTCTTAGGCTCAGCACTGTCCGCTATCACGAGAGATCGTGGTAAGTTTTGGAGTAGGTCATAGATAGCACGATTACTCATGCCATACTCATACGCCTTCTCATCTAGTATGTATCCGCCGTTATACTTATAGATAGCAACGATAGCCGTAGGGTCATTGGTATACCCGAAATCTAGTCCGTACCTCTCTAGCCTTGCCTCATGTGGTATCTCGTCCACTAAGTCCCAGTCCTTGTATATCTTACCTTCAGCCTCTCCCAAGATTCCTAGACCATACACTCTCCACCAACCCTCGTTGTTCTTGCGTACTTCAATAGCTTCTATAACCTTAGGGTCTAGTGCCTCGTTATCCTTGTATGTAAGTGTTAAGAAGTCTACCTCTTGCTGTGGCTGTACCTCTGTGTACCACCAGAATTCAGCGACAGGGTTCCAGTCAAGCCATACTATCTTCTTAGTACGTATCTCTAGTTGTGTGTAGGTATCATAAGGAATGTTGTTAGCCTCGTTTATGAATAGGATATCCCTTCGTGGGCCTCTTACCTTACCTGGCTGATCAGCTGAGAAGAACTCCACCCTCGACCCACTCTCAAACGTATAGATACAATCAGTCTTATTCCATAACTTGGGGTTAAAATATCCCTGTGCCTCCATGATGTTCTCAAAGTCCCTCATAGCTCCTCTTTTAAGATGTGGGAATGTCTCTGATACTACTGAGATAAGCTCCTCCTTATTAGTCTGTGCCCTCTGAATAATCCAAAGAAGGATAGATATAGTCTTAGAAGCAGACGTACCACCAGAGATACCTCGTATTCTTTTGGATAAATCAAATATCTTCCTAGTAGCTGTTGTCTCGACGTACTTCATTTTGCTTCTTTATCGCCCAGTATGGGAATAAAGTTAGCTATGTTTACTTGTGTTTGTGGGGCATCCTGCAATTCTCCAACCTTTTTATTCAAGGCTTCCCAATGTTGATACGAACCTCTCTTAGCAAACTGCATGCCTAGCTCATCCAGCTTGGGGATTATTCTCACTCTCCTCTTTCGGTATTCAGTATAAAACCAATCTTCAAAGCCCTCAATCTTTCTCCAATCATACCAAGATGTCCTTCCTGCCGTACACTTAGCCACTATTTTTGAGGGGGAATCTGTCAATAAAGCAACTGCCGTCTCCAAATATTCCTCCATTTTCAGCGTTGGATTAAAAGCAGCAATTTCTGTAGTCTTTTGTTTAGCAATCTCCTTACTCATCTGCTAACACCTCAACCTCTGTTACTTTAACAATAAACACTAAGTCGTATGTGCCGTCTTGGCAATCTTCTTGTGAAATTTTTGTGACTGTGCCATAAACCGAAAGCTTGACCTCATCTCCGAGTTTTAAAATCTTATCCGTGAATACTTTACCTTGAGATATTTTTATAACCTTTTCATTTATCTCATTCATGGCGTTATTGTATCATACCTCTTTCCAGAGACCCCCAGTCTTGGGAATATGGATAAAAATAAAATTCTTAGCCATATTTAGTATACTCATTCTTTGGGTCTCCAGCTTTTATACTTCACATAAGACTCTGGAGAGTAAACAAAATAAGAAGGTTCTCCGGTTATTCCGTGAATAGTTCTAATAACATGGTATTTCCCAACTGCAACTTCCTCATAAGTTTTATTATTGTTCATAAAAAATCTCTCTAAATAACCTTTATCGCCCCGATGTTTCTCTAGCTCTTCCTCGGGCGTTCTTTCGTTGCCAAACATATCAAACATTCTTCCACCCCCTGTCATTGAACATATTAGATCCATAAAATGAAAGTTCTTCCATATTTGCTTTCACCTGCAATGTATCTATGTCTAAGAAGAAACTATAAACTCCTAAAGCCTTCCCGTTATTCCTACACTTCAAGACCTTTAGCTTTGTTTTTGCTCTAGCCAAATCCTGCTCTCTAGCGTTATCCTCGGTAGCAGCGAAACTCCTAGTCATTGCCCAAACAACCTCTGCCGTGTCCGTTATCACGCTCCCGCCCTTTACATCCTCAATTGATGGGTCGAGATATTTTATCTCCGAAATATCATCCATATTTCCAACATATCTTCCTCCTGCTGTTGCAGGTTTCCTAACATGGTGGCATAACAAAATTGCAACTCCCGTTTGTTGAGCAAAATCTGATAACTGACCCACTATCTCAGCCTGTTGCTCGATATCACTGCCTCCTGTTATTTTCTGGAGAGGGTCAACGATAAATATAGAAGTCCCTCTTTGGCACTCTTCCCGCAATGTTTTCATTAAAGTTTCAAGCTGGCGTATGTTATTCTCTCTGAAAAACAAAGAGAGTTTATCCCCAAAGGCCTCATTAAGTTGAAGCATTGTCTGTGCTTTATTCTTGATAGCCTCTAACCACTCCAGTTTTGTCTTACCGAATCTAATACGCCAAAGCCTCTCCAAAGTTTCAACTCTGCCATTCTCCAAATCCAAGTAAGTTACTCTTCTGTTTGAATTTCTAAGAACATGATCAATCATATTCAGGAGTACCAAAGACTTACCTACGCCTGTTTGTGCCGATACAACAGTAAGAGACCCTGCGTGAATGCCCCCAGAAGCAGAGTCAAACCACTCATATCCAGTAGGTATACAGGATTCTTCTGGAAATTTTGCCCCCTCAAATGCGGAAGCAACACTACTCGGAGTTACCGGCGGATGGTTTTCACCGTGTTTATTTACACACCACTCAAAAGTAGCCTTCAACTGCTCCACCTCAATTGGTGGATCGTTCCTAGTATTCCAAGTTTCAAAAGCTGTATAAGCTAGGTCTAGATTATTTGGCATGGAGTTTATTAAGCTACCCGCAACACTGACGGATGTATCGTTTCTATTTCCCTCAGTCGCCCCCTCAAAACTCCAATGATGCTCTACTACCTGACTTTGGTACATTTCCACAAACCAATCAGGTAACTCTGCTAGGAATGATTCATCTGGAGATATAATCCATGAGTATATTCCCTTCGTGCTTACACTAGGGGGAAGAATCGCATACCCGCCATCATTTCTAATATCTATGTGTAGAGTTGTGTTAGCACCCTGACTTATTCTGGGAGTATATTTAAAATAATAATGTTTACCTCCTCCTCCTGTCCTAACTGTTGGAGTTCTTATGTCCTTGAACAAATCCTCCGAACCCTCATCAAAATCTACCACGGTAATACCTGATATTTTCCCCGTTACTAACCCCATACCCGATGTTTTCTTGGTAGAGTTTCTTGCTATAACGGCATCAAACTCTGCTACAGATAAAGCCTTCTCCTGCGAATCTTTCCATGAAGCGATAGGTCTTTTGTCCTCTCCCACAGGAATAACACTCCACAAATAATCCTCAACATATTTTTTTAATAACTCTTTAGCTGTCATAGCCTAATTCTTTTAACCTTTCTTTCTGGAATTTAATAAATTGTGCCGATTTCTGGTAATTCAAGGGCAATACTTCTCCCCTCTCCCGAAAAAGTGCATCGTACTCAGAATCTAGCTGGTCTGTAATTCGACTAGGAACTTTTTCAACTGGAGCAATTCCCCTATCTATATCATTTCTGATATAGCTTCTAACTGTTGCGTTGTAATCGCTGTAAATCACCCCATGGGATTTAGCATAATTTTCAGCTTTTTCTACCATAACAACTACATACGGCACAGGAACCTTGTAATATTTAGCTATCTCGTCGATTTTCCCAGTATCCTCTCGTAACTTGTCTGGGGTATCCCACTTTCTTTCTAGTTCTTTCTTAATAGATTTCTCTCTCTTATCACTCTTTACATTCTTATCACTCTTATCACTCTTATCACTCTTGTTTGTGCTCATCGATGGCTCATCGATTGCTCGCCGATTGCTCGCCGATGGCTCATTCGTTTGCTCAATAGACACCAAGCTATCATAGTTGTGAACTGTTAGTATAGTGCAATTCAGGCTCTTCCGTTTGCTCATTAGGTTGTTCACTTTTACGAGTTTATCAACGATTCTTTGTACACGCATGCTCTCTTTTCGTTTCAAAAGAAATTCTTCCGCAAACTCATATCTTCCAATTATGCATTCCCCCCTTTCCAATTTTATTTCGACACCGTCTATTGTTGCGAAGCCGGTTTCGTTTCTGCATCTGAGTAAAATTTTCTGCATTACTGACTGTTCTTTTTTTGATAAACCCTCAATTGTAACTGGGATAGGTTGCTTCCAACTCATAGGTCACTCCTTAAAAACAAAAATCCGCCGTTGAGTGAGAATATGTCTAATACACTACTCAGACGGCGGGTTATTATTTTCAAATCTATACTTGAATATTGTGTATTAGACATTACATGTCTAAAGTACACAAGAAAACTGGTAAAGTCAATTGTTTCCATCGGTGCAGTTAAACTTTT